TGGAATCATCAATCATAAATCTTTTATCTGTATTTAGTAACACAGTATTTGAATCAAAGGGTAATTTTATCTTGTGTGTTGAATTTGGAGTTGTGATTACATTTCCTTCATCTAACCCGACAGACAACGTTGTTTCATCTATACATGGATAGGATAGAATAGTACCAGTTGAATCTTGCCATTTTAGAGTATAGTTGCAAAGTTGCATGATAGATTTTTCATATATACCGTTGTTTCCAACTAATGATTTAATTAACCATACTTTACTTTCAAATAAAATATAATCACCGCATTTTACTGTTCCTATTGTAGTTAATATTTCACGGTCAATACTTTTTGTATCACTATCTGACGTATTCCCAATGATAATTACTTTTATTTCAGATATGACGTTTAAATCATTTTTAACTATTTTCACATCAGATTTGACAGGTGATGTTTCTAATATTTCAGCAAATGCATCTTTAGCATAGGCATCAAATTCCTCTTTTTCATAACCACTATTGTATACAGGCATACTACCCATTAAATACCATTCTGTAGCCATATAGCACCACCTAACTGAAACAGTGTTGTTTTTGCTTATTTAGCAAATCATTAACACGTTCCATTTCAAATTTTAAATCGTTGTATGTAGTCCTTTTTGACTCATCTCCACCAGTAATGGAAATATCTTTGCCACTGATCCCACTAAGTTTTTCTACTCTACTAAGTTCCCTAGTTAAGTAATATGTATACATAATCAACGCTATAGTTTTAACTTTATATTGACCGATATTACTATCAAATGTTTCCAATACTGAATCATAAGGCAAAACATCAATTTCTAATTCATATTCACCCAACGCATCCAAAAACCATTGTTTTACCAATCCATCAGCAAGCACATATTTTGATTGTGGCAGTGCTTGAAAAGAACTAATAACGTCAATATAGGTTGTATTTGCCATTTCAAACACCTACCTTTCTATTAATTAAATGTGTATCCAGATATTTTTTCAATAGCTGTCTTTTTATATCCTTCTGCATCTTCAATACCTGCTTCTGTAGCTAAAGATACAATCATTTTCTTTTCTGCTTCTGTCACTACTAATTTAGCAAGTTCTTTTTCAAAAGCTACCTTTGGTGTAACAGATAATAACTTTTTAACATTATCCAATGTAAGAAGTACCTCTTCTTTAGTTTCATCGTTACCAGTACCGAAAATAAATGCTTTAACATCTTCGTCATTTATTTTAATGTAAGCATTATTTCCAAACCCATCTCTACCACAGAAAAATCCGTTACCAAGTTTTACTTGACCATCAACTTCTGCAACTGACAATTGTTTAAATCCTTTTACTCCTGCTGGAATAGTAATATCTCTATTAGCTTCTGAACTAACAAATCCTAAATCCCAATTTACTAAGTTATCAATACTAACTCTATCTGTTAATTTAATTTCTGACATTAAAACGCCCCTTTTCTATAAATTTTGTTAATTATTATTTAAAGGGGCGAAATTAATCGCCCCAAATAAAAAAAGGCTTATTAAGCCTGTTTCGCAATAATACCAATTTCAAATTCTCTACCTTTAGTAACATCTGCCCCGATTTCAATATCAAAACGTGTTTTAACAACACCAGTTTCAATATCATTACCTGACATAGTTGTAATACCACCACGTCTGAATATGTGGAAAGGAGAATTTGTACCCTGTGCAGTAAAGTAAAGCTTGTCTGCATCATAGTAAGTTTCAAATGCACTCTTATCTGCAAGAGGTTTAGTGAAGTTATAAGGATTTGGTAATTCAACAAGTGAACTTCCCTTATAGAAACCATTTAATCCAGACTTAGCAATTTCAGCAACCTGTTCTGGTGCATAGAAAGGAATTATATCAGAACCAACAGTTTTATAACCATTCCAATCACAAATAGTAGAAAGAACTGAGAAATCGCCAGAAATAGCAACTTTACCCAATTTACGAACTTTTGCAACCATAGCATCTACTCCTGCTTGTGTAGGAACTGTAGCATATTCTGAATAAAACTTAACGTAGTTTGTATTATTTTTTACTGCGTTGTTTAATACACTTAACGCATAAGCAACAGCCTTGTTGTTCATATCAATCTGAACCTGTGCTGTTTCTTCAGCAACATTTCCACCGAAGTTTCCACTTGCTAATTCACGATAGTCAATAGCCATACCAGCAGAAATAGTCTTAGTAGTGATTGGGTATTCAATCCAGTTTCTAGCTCCAAAACTCACATCAGAACCAGAAGCTTGCATTCTAGCGTCAAGCCCTTCGTAATTGTAAGTTTTAACTACTGGCTGAACATCATATCCAACTTCTTTGTAGTCACCAAGAAAACTGAAAACTTTCAAAGATTCCAGTAATTTAGGCTGAACCATAAATTTAACAATAGTATTAATTTCAGATCTTGCTCTCCAATCACCGTTATCTGCTCTGCTTCCTAAATCTTTTAACTTAGCAACAACCGCATCTGTTTCTTTTCCATATTTACTAACGTCAGTACCAGTAAATAAAGCAGAACAAATTTCAACTACTTTGTTAAATTTTGATTGCTCTTTAATCTGGATATCGTCTTTTCTTGCATTATTCATTTCAAAAGATGTATTCATTATGTAAATCCTCCTTTTATTTTATATTAGGCAACTACAACAACAACGTCTAAGCCGTTGCCACCAAATGTAGTTTTCTCAACAACTTGTAAATATGTTGCATAACCAGTTACATCAGCAGTTTTAACCAGCTTGCCGTCTGTCCCAAACGTCAGTTTGTCCCCAACAGCAACATCAGCATATGCAGTAGTTAATTCAGCATCATCCATCTGAATAACGATACCATTTAATGCTTTAAGAGGAAAAATTCTAGGATATTCCCCAATTTCAATTGTGTAATCATTTGGTGCCAATGTTTCTGGTTTATCAATTTTATTCATTACCAATGCAACATCACCTTTAGTTGTAGTAACATCTGGTAAAGCAACAACTTTAGTTACAAGATTATATGTAACTCCGTAACCATTTTTTAAAACTACTGGAGTAGATAAATATCCAATATTTTTGGCTGTCTTATACGCACCTATCTCTTTAAATTTTACCATTATAATTTCCTCCTTTTATTATGCGAAAATATCGCCAAGGTCTACTAAATCCTTGGTATTAACATCATCAACTGAACCAAAAATATCGTCTAATTTTGGTTGATTTTTAGCAGCGTTAATTTCTGCAATTTGAGTTTCTTTAGCTTTTGCACCAATACCAGCATTGATTTTTGTAATAATGCTATTTACTTCAACTTTTGTATAATCTTCGTTGAATAAATCGATATCATCTTTTGCATAAGCCTTTTCTTCATCTGTGAAAATTGTCAATGCCTGATTAAGCTCATTAATAGCAAAATCCTTTTTGCACTGATTTAGTTCTGTTTTCATCTGCTCTACTAAAGAATTTACTTCTCCTAATTCTTTATCTTTTTCCTCAATTTTAGAGTTTGCCTCTATAATCTGAGTGTTAAGATTTTCAATTTCTGTATCCTTTGCGATAATAGATTCATTTAATTCAGTAATCTTTGTAGCAAATTCCTCATTTTTTGAATTAGTTTCAGCAATAGCAGACTTAACACTTGTAATTAATAATTCAACTTGTTTCTCATCCATTGTGTTATTGTCCTCCTTTTGTTTATTATTATTTTTGTTTATATTAGGCTTTTTGTTCAACTGATTGAACTCAAGCATAATTGCACTTGAATCTGATGGTTTTGCTGTAAGTATACAGAACCCACTATAGGTATAAGAAATTGGTACTCTAAATTCATCTCCATATTTCTTACCATCTTTGTATATGATTTCTTTATTTTCTTTTGTTCCTACAAACTCGACACTTCCGCGAACAATATTTCCTATTTCTTTTTGCGTTTCTAGCCATTCGACAAATTTGGGATATCTACTTTGATTAATGTAACAGTCGCACACTAATACTCTATGAGTTTCTCCTTCAATTTCAATATCCTCAATTGACCATCCATCGGCAGTTCCTACTTGAACAGAATCCTCGAATAATGGAACAAAGCTATCATTGCCGGTATATCCGTGGTCATATGGGACTTCTTTATCTTCATCAAGAAAAGTTGCACATATTGGCATACCGACAACGCTATCTGCATTTTGACGAGTATATTCTTCTAAATATGTAATACCATTTAAATTACATTTTGTTTCATCTGGATATATTTCATGTAAAGCAAATCTAGCCCTGCGTCTACCATCTGGCGATACAGCCTGAGAAATTTCAACAAGATTTTCTATATTTTTCACGCAATCTCACCACCCTTCTATGTAGATGCTTTCGGCATCATATTATTACCATTTGTTTTTGTTTGTATAGTTTGTGAATTTGTACTGTCTTCTTTAGTTGGTGCGCCACCACTTTTATCTGGGTCACCATTATCTGAATCCTTGCCAGAAATAGTAAATGAAGTTTTATGTACAACATATTTATTTTCCCAATCATTTTCTAACTCCTCATCCATTAAAGCAGTATAAGCTTCAACATCAAATCCTGTTGATGAAATCCATGATTGTAAAGAACCTTTTCCTCTAGCATATAAATCACTCATATACTTAACCATCTTATCCCTATTAACAAATGTAGTTGGCAAAATGTACATTTTTACAGAACAACTTGAATCTTTGATAATGTTTGCGTTAATAACCTTGTTGAGTTCGTCTACTATATCTGAAATAATCGTATACATATAAGCAGAAATGCTCTCTATATTTAATGTAGCAGTAGCATAGTTTGACTTGCTTTCTCCACCAAGGATACTTGATTCAATGCCAATTGCTTGTGAAATGTTATTTTTTACACTTGATTCATTTTTCTCGTCAAATATTGAAGTATCAACTTTTATTTGGTCTAATTTAGTACCAGATGCAAGAGAGAAGAATGCTTTTCCATATTTATTGTTGCTATTAAACAGCGCACTCTTTACTAGATCATGTTGCATTTTCTGTTGCTTTTCTGTTAAAGAAGAACTACCTTTCTTTTCACCCTCTGGGAAAGTTTCATAAAAGACCTGGTTATTTAAATCGTCTAATATGTTTCTTTTGGTGTTTATAAAATGATTAGCATATAAAATATCATCCAATGCAGCAACAGATAGTGGTATACCCCAAGGTTCACTGTCAGCAGATTTAATCTTATGTATAATAGTTTTATTATTATCCAATTTAATCCAAGGTTGAATTTGTGTATTGTTATCATAAGCAACCCATGCATCTCTAATTTCTTTAGGAAATGCTTTTAGTTTTCTTTTTAAATCTTCTGGATTAAATTGCGTAAAATACCTTAAATCAAAAGCACAAACATACGAACTATTTTTTTTCCCAATTATTTTGCAATAATCTACTGGGAGAGAAATAATTGAAGCATTTATACCCAATTGATTTATTTCTGTAATGTTTAGAACATCAATATCAGATAAAAACTTTTGACTATCATTTGAAGTAGACGTTGTTTCAAAATAATAAAAAAAGATGCCATCATTTGAATCTTTTAGCAATGCATCTCTAATAAATTTTTTATATTTAATTATTTCAAGTGTTGATTCAAATTTACCTTTATTGGCTAATCGTTTTTTCTTAAATGAAGCAGTAGTATTGCTAGATTTGCAATATACTACCTTGTCTAATGTGTGCATTGAACGCATATAATCAAGCCCACTAGATATTGTTCCATCTGTACGATAAACCCACCATGCGAGTTGTCTTAGCTGTTGATTAAATGCCATTGGATCTTTTAAGTAACTTGGCAACATTGATAAATCAATAGGACAATCAAAAACATCAATTCCGTTATAAACTGAGCATGGTATAGAAGAGTTGTACTCATGTGAAAAACTATTAGTTTCAACTTTGTTTTTTGGTGGTCGTCCTCTTTTTTTGTGAGTAGTTTGTGTTTCATTTTCCAATTATATATCACCTCCTTTTTGTATATATTATTTTATTGTTTGATATTATTTGTAATTAATTGTATAGTGGAACATAATCGTAGTCAGATGAATCAGAAAGTAAGTCTTGTTCTAATAGCGATGCAAAGTGTGAACCATATGAAACACTTGTATATCGATCTTTAGTGTTTGCACCAACTTCCGATATTTTAATTACGCCAGTTTCAGATTTTTCATACTCTAGTGAAGTTGTTTCCGCTATTAAAGCTTGTGTTTCAATGAATGGACGTTCATAAAAGAACATTGTTTCTGCATCAAGAGCGTTTGCATATTCAGGTATTTTATCATTTAAATCATCAATGATATTATTTAAATTCACAAGAAAATCAATTCTTTTACTACTCAATACTTCACGCATTTCAATGGCTATATCACTATTTAATTTAGATGTTGCACTTATAACAAATGTATTATTCAATGCTCCTGCAACTTTAATTCTGTTAGAAGTAGTTTCATCATTCATACATTTCCATGCCGGATATTCTCTGTCTCTTTCTTCATCATAAAGAAATTTTGCAAGTCTATCATATACGAGAATTCCTCCATTTCTTGCATCTAAAACACAGTAATCACTTTCCCAATCTTCATACAATTGTTTTATTCTTATTGCTTGTTTATCAATATCTCCACCCTTATTTGCTTCAAGATAAGAAACTATTCTCCTGTATCCTTGTTTAACCTCAATTCTATTTCCATCTGGACTCGAAGATTGGTATTCAATGCTTTCTGGCAATAGTCTAATACAGCTAAAAACAGAATTATCATTATTTTTATTGTCAACAAAAGCCATATCACAAGATACTATTCTTATTTCATTTGGTTGTTTTGGAATGGAATATGGATTCTTTTTTTTTGATAATACATCAAGTGTTCTTCTAGGATAAAAACATTTTCTATTTACTTGATTTTGAGCAACCATATCATATGTAAAATATGCACTTGTATTCTCTCTCAATGCTTCATTTTCATATTCAATTCTCCAAGTAATAGGATCAAATGTACTTTTATCGTCAGTTAATTGCTTACGTGTCTTAATACCATGTTTTAGTGCAATCGAATAGTCTGTTGCTAATATACAATTTGAATTATCTTTATATTTATTTTTAGTTAATTGCTTAACTAAATCCCACATCCAAGAATTCGTTCTAAAACTTGAGCTAATAAAAATATTGACTGGTTCTTCAATTAATTCTTGATTTTCTGCATAGTAAGCTATATTTCTATACTCCGCTGGTCTTGCAATTTGAAAAGGTTTTAATACACTATCAACAACAAATTTTTTGATAAGTTTGAATTCTTCAAAAATTAAGACTGTACTCCTGTAACCCAATGCATTTTCTGAAGCAGGTACTACGACTATAGAACTACCATTCTTAAATATTACTTCTATATCATTAGTATTAGTTTTTATTTTATCTATCTCACGTCGTAAATTTTCTGACTTTGGTATTAATTCTTTTTGTATCTTTTCAGTTACAATAAGACCCGCCTGTTTTTTAGTACCAGAAGCAATTACAACACGAGATTTTGGTTGAATTACACATTTCGCACAAGCGAATACTGCTATAATATAAGATTTAGCCGAAGCTCGTCCTGCGACAATCGCAATAGAAGAGTACAAGTTTAAAAGATATATCCATATTACTTGATACCAGTGTAGAGGTATTTCAAGATATTGCTCAATGAACACATTTAAATTCCTTCGGTAAAATGTAGTCCATTCCATTAATCTGTCACAGTTTTGCTGACTACTCAACCAAGAAGAACTATTAAAATTTTTACTAACTTTTTGCTGGTGAATATCTAACATTTACTCACCGCCTTTATCATCATTAATCCAAAACTCTTTTTCTTTTTCCTTAGATCCTGTGAGTAAGTTTTTAAGAGGGCGGAACATAAAGCGTTCTATATATTCACCTATGCCAAAGAAATCTTTATATTTAGTCTTGTCTTTATAATAATCAGCAGGAGTATATTTTTCTATCATTGATAACCAAGTTCCATATGAGTCTTTATTTACATCAACTTCTTCAGTTTTTAAACCTGACGCTTCAAACATCGTCTTATAAGAATTTGATAAAGTGCCTATATCTTTTCCTTGTTGTATATTTATTTGCATTTGATATTCAAGTAAACACAAATTTTTCATCATCTTTTGCTTTTTAATATCAGGTTTGGTTTCACATAATTTCAACAATTCATCATAATACCCTTGAAGAGTTGGATATATTTTTGGGTCATATCCAGTTCCCCAAAATTTTATCATTTTTGGAGTTATACTATATTCGGTGATATCTTCAATATCTTCAATTGATTCTACAACTCCACTAGATCTCTCATTATCAAGCGTCGTATCATATGTTTTGTCTTTATACTGAATGAGATTTGCACGACTGATATATGTATGAATACGTGATCTGTTTTTTGTGATTTTTCTACTTGCGTTTAGTAAACTTTGATCAAAATAAATATTGAAATTTTCACATATTCTACGAATTGCTTTGTCTTCGTCTCCTCCATATGAAACTGTATAATGATTATAAAGATTATCTAAGCACAATCTACAGATAGGAAGATGATAGTCTAATCCAGCGTACATTTCACTTTGAGACGCAGGAAAATTATCATCTAGCTTATTATAATGTTTTCCACATGTGCAACATTTGTAGAAATTTGGTTCTTTCTTTTCTTCTGTAATAGTCTTTTTTACCTCAGTATTTTTAATTGGAGCAGTAGTCTTAATGCGACGATTGCTCTTTATTTCATCTGGCATTATTTACGCCCCTTTCTAAATTTTAATTAGTATAGAAGAGTAATTCTCCCACAGAAAAAGCAGATAAAATTTGACTTTCATCTGCTTAAATAAACTATGTATATTATTATTTATTAACTTTCTAATTCTTTTAATAAATCTTTTCTAGCTTTTAACATATCATCTCTTGTACGATATTCTTGTAATGGTTTAGCGTCAGGATATTTTATGTCAAAAAAGTTTATTAACATATTAACTCTTTTAATAATAGGTAAATCCATTCCAAGTAGTAATATATTTTGTTCTTGTAAAAATGCAATTTTCTCATTATAATCGTTCAACAGACTATCACGAGTTAATTCATTTATACCAATACCTAAATAATTTTTAATAGACTGAGCCTTTGAGCCAGTAGCTATTATATTTATTATGTTTGCATTATACTTAAAATCATTGTCGTCGCCTTTTCTACCACGAACTCTACGTATTGATTCTGAAATAGCATTACACATCGGTAGATAATTCTCTCTTTGTGGTTTTCTTGTTTCCCACCATTCTTTATTGCGATTAACTAAATCTTCCATGAGAATATAATATCTTCTTGATAAATTTCCAATCTTTGTTCTTTCAATCATTGACAATTGTTTTGCCATATCAATTGATATTAAATATTCTATAGACGGTCTACCGCCTTGAGGTTTTAGCCCATTTGGTGAAAAAGGCTTAAAATCAACGTTTTCTACAAAATTGTATGATTTTATTCTTGTTTGTATCCAATGACTAAACTGTTTTCCTACACATAACTGTGTATGTAATGTTCTTGCGTCAACACAGAATTTTTCAATATTATCATTTTCAACAATGATAGGCAACTTCTTTTGGTATTCCGTTACTAGCTTAAGTTCCTCTTCTGTACATCCTAGCCGTTCTAATTCTTTCTTAGTAAATTTTTGATTCATGCATTTCTCCTTTACTGTTTATTATTGTTAATTAATAAGTAAAGGAGAATAGTCTTAGTGCCGTTATCACAACGGGAGCTATTCTCCAAATATGAATAACATTTCGCTATTCAAAATGAAGAGGACTGGTAATTATCCAGTAAGTCTCTTATTTGTGGTAGTAGGAGCATAAGCCTACTATGAGCAACCACATGTTGACGCATCTCACCATCAACCATTCACTGTTGTTTGCCGTTGTCTCACGACAGTAGCATTGTGTATTTTTGAATACACAAGAAAAGACACCTCTACTGAGATGTCTTTGTTCTGTATTCAAACCTTATCAAATTCTCATTTTGTTGCATTGTTTAATATTATTTTCTGTAAAAATTATTCTTCATCAAACCCAAATAAGAGAGTATGAACAGCGTTTTTGTCAAGCATATCAAGCAAATCCTGTTCAACATCTTCTTGATACACATAAGCCAAAGTAGCCTCTGAGTTAAAAGTTTTCCATTCTCCTTCTTTTTCATTATATCTGTAAGCTGGTTCAATCCAAATTTCATTCAAATCATTGATAGATAAGCAGTATATATCTCCATAATCACAATCTGCATCACCTGAAGCAAAAGTAATAGCTCCGAATGTAAAATCTTCGTCAGACTGAATAATCTTCTTTACAATGTCTTCGATTAACTCTGATTTTGCATACACTTCAACTACTTCATATTTTCTAATACTATCAACAACTTCTAAAATATCGAGAGTTAAGCAACCATCACAACAAAAATATGTAATTTGTAATCTTTCATCATCTTTAAAATTATACTCCATATATTTTCATTCCTTTTCGTTTATTATTATTTAGTTTAAAACAATTACTTTTGACTTTTCTTTAATTAAGTCACCATCTTTGTTTTGGCAAATTAAAGCAAACCCCATTTTTTGAGGTGCAGATAATCTACCATCCATATAATTCATCTTCTTAACATCACAACAAGCACCTTGCTCAAATAATCTAATAAATCCTTTTTCAGTATCACCAACTGCATGAGTATGCGCCATTACAACACAGTCAAACGCATTTCTTTCAGTTCTATGTAAATAATTCATTGCCTGTTCAGCAGTAGCTAGTGTTCCTTGTTTATAAGCTAATGGATGTACAAACCAAGTATTTCCAATTTTACATTTCCAATCATCAACATACTCAATATCAATATCTTCAAACACGCTACATAATGGTTCATATTGAATTTTTGATTTTGTTCTTTTGTCGTAGTGCTTAAATCCATCTACAAGGATTAATTCTAATGAAGTATCAGGTAACAGTTCTAAAATATCAGTATCTAAATTCTTAGCAAAATAAGCAGCAAATCTTTTATCGTGATTACCGTAATTTACAATAACTTTTTTTGGTTTGATATATTCAATAATATCAATAAGATATTGTCTACCTTGTATCATTTCTTCCATAGGTGAAATGCGATATTGTTTATGAAATTTTGACAACGCTTGAGCGTCAACTACATCCCCATTAATTTGTAATATGTCCACTTTACCAACATAATCGCTAAACGTGCTAGTAGGAAGTTGGAACGGTACATGTAAATCAGAAATTGATAGGATAGTAGTAGCAACTCCATCAAATCCATGAATATATGTATCATATTCAATAATTCCATACGCCGTTTTTCTAAGATGGTCTGCTGACACATCTAATTCAAGTAAATCTACAATTTCCTGCCAATCCATATCTGTCTCTTTATTTATCTTTGCCTTACATAATCGTAATTTATGTTCAAAGGCTGTTTCATTTTGTAATCTATTTAATTCGTTAATAATCACTCATCCTCTCTAATTTGTTTAATTTGTATAATTTAGTATTTATTAATTGTGATAATTTCACATAGTATAATTATGCATATTGTAGTATAGTATTAAATGGATAAATATACTGTTTAGTGAAATAAATAAAAAAATAAAACACCGCATAGAATCCAAGTTTTGTAGATTATTTATCCTCGTCATCATCGTACTCATCATAAACTGGATTTACTGGTTTTAAAAATTCTTTCATAGGTTGCATTTCAACATTTCCCTTTAATATTTTCTTTGTTAATGGAATTTTCAATGATTCCAACCATAATATAATAACTTCAAATAATTTTTCAACTAAGGAAAATATTAATAGGCCTATCGTAAATCCTAGTAATGTGTATTTCAAATTTTTCATTGGAGACAACCTCCATTTTCTATATATTTTTAATCAAGTAAATCTGCCATCGAAGCCGTTTCACTTCTTTCTGTTTTTGCTAATTTGACATAGCCAAACTTTTCATGTCCTTTTAGTTTGTCTATAACACTCATAAGACCGTTATTAATTCTAAAAATTCCACTATCAGTTTGTTTAAAATCACCATTTAGCCATAATGCAGAACCTTCGCCAACACGACCAATTAATAACTGTATATGTTCTTTTGTCATATTTTCAGATTCACTACACATAAGTATTGAATTTTTATAATCTCTGCCTCGAATGAATCCGATATGTTCAATTACAATATTACCTGCCATTATTTGAAGGTCTAAACCTTGTTCTCCACCTAAATGATCAGCTAAAATCATAGCATATGGTTTTAATTTTTCTTCCATAGATCCTGGCAAATATCCAATAGGTTTTGTATCTGCGACTTCAATTGTATTTCTAATCCAAATAATCTTATCGTATTTACCGGCTTTAATTAAATCCAACGCATTAGATATCATGAGAAAATCTTTTCCAGAACCAAAATTGCCTGTAAGAACTTTAATTGTCTCATTTTTATTTTGTAACATATCGAAAGCTATAGTCTGCTGTGGATTTCTAGGTTTAATTTTACCTACAAATTCATTATTGATTTGCTTATATGACAATGCTACGAATGTTTCTCCATTCCATCTGCGATAATCAACTATTTCATCTTTTGAATTTCTTATCACTAAATACTCATTTAATAAGCAATTAAATGTATTTTCGTCTAAATTTCTATAAAAATCACTCATTTCATCATCAGAAAGAGTTATGTCTTTGTATCCTAAATATTCTTTTGAATCAGAAACTATATTTATTTCATTAATTCCTTTTGTGTTTAATTTGAAGATTTCTCTTGAAATACATTTTACATTTATGTCGTCAGATACTATAATTATAGGTTCTGTTTTATTGTACAAGTAAGCAGAAGCGAGAATAATAGTATCAGGTGTGGTTACTAATTTAAAATCTTTGATAATGTTTAGAATTGCTTCGTCAACAACTACAACATCATACTTACCATAATTTTCATCTAGTAAATGAGCTAATTTTCTAGCTTTGTATTTAATTTCACCGTCTTTTGATCCAGAAGTTTTAATTGATTCAATTTCTTCAAGTGTCTTCTGTGATATTGCAAATCTTTCTTTAAAAGCATTTGCCTGTAAGTTTAATAGTGCATTTGTATCTAGGAATAACTTATATTCCATTAGTCCACCATCTTTCTATAGTATTTTTTTGATTGTATTATTATTTCTTAATATCATTACGATATTTTTCTAAAACGTTTAAAACCTTTTTACTTTCTACTACGAAATAACTGTGGTACTTTCTGTTTTTATTACCGTTGTGAACATACTTGTCAAATCCTTCGAAACGTAAATACTTAGCTTCGTCTTTTCTAATTGGCTTAA